CAATGTCTGGATAATAATAAAAAATCTTTTTTATCTTTTCCAATACTATCTTCAAATTCTTTGGAAGTTACAACCGTTGATACTTTTGATTCTATTTTACCAACCTGTGCTTCGTGTGAATTTTCTCCCCAATATTTGAAATTAGGATTATTAATAATATTATTAAATTCTTGTGATTTTGCTACCATATTTAAACTATAATCGGCAACTTTATATTTTAATCCTAATTTTTCAAAATTTCTTTTTAATTTAAAATCAGCAAATAAGAAATATACCTTTTCTTCTGGTATTTCATTGTCTCTGATGAATTTTATAATTCTTTCAAAATTTTCAATTAAGAATCCTTCTCCACCATCAATAATATAATTAAAAAATAATTTACCATTACCATTTTTAATTTCACTTATTGCAGTTTTGGACATAAAATTTAATCCAAATTCATGTATAGGATGGTTTCCAAAAAATTGTTCTAAATTTGCAAATGGTTCAATAATATAAAACCATTTATAATTAATACCATTTCTTCTATCTTCTTTTATTTGAGATATTGATTTTTTTTCAGCTACTTTTTCATAAAAATTACTATTATATACTGGCCAATCGCAATTCCATCTTTTAGAAAAGAATTCACCTGACATAGAAAAATCAAAATCAGATGCTGTGTATATTGTACTTAAAAATTTTGGATTTAAACAATTTGGTATTTCACCATTATAAGTCATTATATCATAACCAAATATTAATTTATTTTTTATCATATCATTTTTTTATGTGGTTTACCTAAAAAATCTACTAACACTTCTTTTACAAATTTTTTATTCATATATGGTGCAGTATGTTGCCAATAATTATTTGTTTCAAAATGTTCCAGTATATCTTCTTTTGTTCTAAGGCCGTCGTCCCATTTTCCTCTGTATTCTTGCCAAATTATATTGGGAATGTCATCATCATCGGATATTTCATCAAAATTATAATTCTGAATTGACCATTCTACCTGTCCACCTAATTTGGTAATACCATCTTTTTTATAAAACCAAAATTTATCAAAATCAATCATATCATATAACCATTTAATATGTGGTTGATTTTCAAATTGAATTTCGTTATCAGTTTTCCAAGTATTAGGAATAAATTTATCATATAAAACATGCCATCCTTGTGATTTTTTACTATCAATTGGTGCAAATAATGGAAATTTATCATCTGTTCTATAATCAACTGAAAAATTATTATTCATATTAAAAAACATATATTCTATACCATTTGCTTTACAAAAAGATTGAACAAGTAAAATTGATTGAAAAAATTGAATCATTCTTTCATCTGTTGAAAAAATGTGTTCTACATAGTCATCAAAAAATTCTTTAGCTTTTGTTGCAACATGTCCACAATGATATCCACCTGATAATAAATAATATCCATGTTCTCCAGGATATAATTTTTTATCATTTATAAAATCGTTTACATGTGCAAATTCTTCATTTATGGGATATGTATCTTTATCTCTTTCTTTTATAAAATTTTTATTTAAAAAATAATCATTTTTATGTTGTTTATCTTTTGATATAAAAAATGAACTTCTTGCCCATCCAGACCATTGTACTATTACTTGTATATCTTTTGGGTTTTTTCCTTCTTTTAATAATTTATCAATACCATATAATGTAGATTTTGCAATAACTTCATTATCATTTGTTGGACAACCATAATTTATTACTTTATATTCTGGGTATTCTTTTTGAATAAAGTGTGGCCATTTCCATTGAGACATTGGGTCGGTTTGATAATCATCTGCAGTACCTGATATTCCCACTCTTCTATATTGACGGGTAAATGAACATCCGTTTGTAATAATATATTTTGTTAAAATTTGTTCCATATATCATTTATTGATTTAATATATACATCATTTAACATAACATTATAATTTGTTTTTGAAAATTGGCTATAATCTTTATTAAATTCTTTTAATTCCGATATATTCATATTCATTATTTTTTTTGTAAAGCTTTCTATTTGTCTTAATCTATCCTCTGCATCTTCTATTGAATCATAATCATAGTTCCAAAAATCATATCTATATTTTAATCCTCTATCTTCTAATAATTTAATAGTATTTTGTTTTGCTATTAAAATAAATGGATGTGATAACATTGTTGGTTTTATTGTTTTTTCCGAAATATTATTCCATGTTTTAATTGTTTTTTTAGAGCCTCCGTTACCTATTGTTTCGTGGAATCTGGTTTCTGCAACAATTTCAAAAGTAGTATCTAAATATGTTACTAAATTTATTTGGCCGCCTCTTGAATTATATACATCTTTACTAAATAAATTAAAATCAATTCTTTTTGGTAATAATTTTAATACTTCAAACGAATTAAATTCACTTTCAAATTCTTGTGGTACAAAGTCTCTAAATACAGGTTTATCAAAATCAGGACTAGTTGATGACCATATTATTTCATCTAAAAAGTTATTTTGATATAAAAATTCTAAAAATTTTACTTTATGAAATCTTGTATGTCCTGGATAATAAAATGCTTTATACTTGGGCCAAAAGATAGTTTGAGATTCTTTTATCCGCTTATATGCTAATATGGTTTTTGGTATTTCACTACCTTCTCTTATATGATGATAAAATAAAACTTCAAAATATAAATAATTATCTTTATTTTGAATTAAATTTTTTGAAATAACATAACATTCTTTATTTGTTAAACTTTCTATTTTAATAATTGAGTTATTATCTATTTCTTGTTCATCGTATGTGGAAAAATCAAAAAATATAGATTTACAATTTATTGAATCTATAAATAATTTTAATTTGGTTAAAAATAAATCTGTAACATCTACCACATCAATCGTAATAACTAAATTGGTATTTGAATCTATATCATCAAATCTTATTAAATCTATTTTATTGTAAATAGTTAAAGAACTAACTAACTCACTATGGTCATTATTTGGTTGTATATCTTTTACAACTTCATATAGAAATCCATCAGGTGTAAGCTTCCTTAAAAATTTTACAAAACAACATTTTTTCATATATCTTAAAAAGATTTATATACAAACGGGTCTCTTTTTTTAAGTTCTTCTAACTTCTTTTTTAGTTTCTTTTTCATTTTTCTTTGTTCGTATTTTTTTACAAAAAAAGAAATAATTGGTAATTCTTTAATTTTCATTTTCTATTTGTTTAAGTAATTTATCAAATTTTTCTGTTCCAAATTTATCCCAGGGTATATTAAATATAGAATATGGTTTCCAATCTACACCTGTGTTTATAAATTGAAATTCTGCAGTGCTTCTAACTTTTTTATCTATTTCTGATTCATTTGGATTTGTCAATAATGTTTTTGCATATTTACCACTCATCCAAAAAAAGTTTCCTGCGTATATTTCACAATTAAACATCGGTTCATTTAAAAATGTTCCAACGGTATTATATTCTGTTTTATTTAATATATCTATACATTCTTTGTTTTTTTCTATTAAATAATATTCCATAGTTCTTTTCCAATTAATAGAGTTTTTTTGATAATTTAATCTATGTATTTCATCTCTATTTAAATTATTTATATTAATATCTTCGTGCGGTGATTGATGTGAAGCTCCTTTTGTGTGTATATATAAAATACTATCATCATCTGCAAATATCTCTTTATCTTTTATTATAAAATTTAAAGTATTCCATTCTGCAGATACATTTGTTATATCATTAAATATATAATCTCTAATTACATAATCATTTTCAAATGGTAGTATTTCTTTAGATAACCATTCATATATTGTATGACTACTATCATTTCTTGATATGATGTCTTGTCTGGATGGTGCTAAAATTATTATATTTACTTTTGGCTTACATTTAAAACTATTTTGAATATATGTTATTTGTTCTTTTACAATATCAAAAGAATATTTGAATGCGTATATGTGATAATATATGTGAACCATTATTTGTTATATAATTCAGGGTACTCTGCTAATATATGAACACCGCCATTTTCAATTGCATATTTGTATGATAGTTCAACATCTTGCCAAGTTTTTAAATCATGTATTTCTATATTTGGACACATAGTTTTAAATTCATTAATATAATTTGCTTTATGTTGATGTCCTGGGTCTAATGGTACATTTGCTCCCTTACCAACTCTAATAAGTATATTTACTTTTTTACCAGTCATTAATTCATATTTATCAACATGGTTTATTAATTGATTTGCAGCTGAAATAACAAAATCCCATCTTGGGTAAAATGAAATTACAGTTTTACCTGTAATTGCTAAACCTAAACTCATTCCCATTTGGGTTTCTTCCATAACAGGAACTTCAATCATTTTTTCTTTTGGAACGTCTGTTAGGGTTGTACTCATTGGATTTCCGGCATAAATTATCTGTTGGCCTATAAAAATAGTTTCATCTAATTTAGCCAAATCAGACATTACTTTTGTAAGTGCAATTTTATATTCCGTTGCTTCCATTATGGTTTTGAATTTGGATTATATAAATGCTTATTTGCTTTATACCACTCAATAGTTTCTTTCAGAGCTTCTTTTAGATTTCTTTTTGGTTTCCATCCTAAATCGTTAATCTTTTTTGAAGATAATAATCTAATAGGAATCATTGGTGCTTTATTATTTACATATTCAATTGGATTTGTATTACTATCCAATTCTTTAATAGTTGCAAGTGTTTCATTTACTGTAAACCCTTCTCCATAACATACATTGAAAATATCGTATGTATCGTTATTCTCTGCTACAAATATAAAACCATCCGCCATATCTTCAACATGTAATAAATCTCTTACTTCCGTGCCATCACCCCAAACTGGGATTGGGTTTAAACCATCTGCTACTTTACGAATGTTTGCAGGAGTAACATGGCATTTTTCAAAATCAAATTTATCATTAGGGCCGAATGCGTTTGAAGGTCTAACAATCAAACATTGCATTGGTTCGTGAATCTGATTTGAAAAGAAGTCACATAACATTTCACCATATCTTTTCATTCCACCTACTGCTTTATAAACTGGTAACATAGGTGTAGCGTGTACGTTCATATCTTCGGTACAAAACTCAGTTCCCATATCAGGGTAAGTTGTGTTAGATGATATAAATAAAAACTTTCTAACTTTGTTTTTCCAACTTTGTTCCATTAAGTTTACATTCATTTCCACATTTGGAGTAACATGTAATAATGGGTTAAATTTAGTATCTAATGCGTTTGATGTGTTTGCTGCACAATGAAATACAACATCTACATCTTTACTGATTAAGTTACAAAACTCTGCAGTTTGTAAATCTCCTTTGATGTGTTCTACTTCCGATGTTCCTTCAAAATCGTTTCTCAAATCTCTACTGAATGATGTTGAACGAAGGTTTCTATAACCTTTTTCATATAGTAATCTTAATAGATGTGAACCTATAAATCCACTTGCTCCTGTAACTAAAACCTTGTCTGTTTTTTTCATATATTTTATTTAAAAATGTCCCACTTTAAAACTACATCATTTACAAATTTTCTTGCTAATATGGATGATGTGTGTCCATACCAACTATTATTTAAATATTTTCTTTGGTCATCTTCATCCATTCCATTCATTTCTCTCCATAATACTTTTGGTAAATCGTATTTTGCATCATCTAAATTTTCATTAAAATTTCTAATTGACCATTCAATTACACCACCATTTTTATGTTTATTTTCCTCTTCAAAAAACCAAAAATATTTATCAAAATTTATTCTGTCTGCATACATTTTTACATATGGGTTTTCATCTGTTAATATCAAATCGTTCCATGTATTACAAATTATTTTTTCTTTTACTATACAATCATATGTGTCTGAATTAATTCTTTTTCTTTCTTCGTTATATGATGGTGGTGTTTTACTTTCATCTAAATAACTTTTTGAAAAATTGTTATTCATTTGAAATGATTTTATTTTAGTAACACCCAATGATTCTAAATAAGAAAATAATCCAATCATTGAATCAAACCAATCAATATATCTTTCCTCTTTTGATAATACTTTATTTGCATAATCTACTGCAAATTCTTGCATTCCATCAGGATTATTTGTTGGACTATAATATCCACCTGTTAGGTAAAAATATCCATGCTCATATGCATTTTCTTTTTTATCCCAATTAATAAAATCATTTGTATGTGGTGGTGAATCATTTTTTTCAATAAAATTCTTTAAACAATTATTTTTTTGGTTATAATTTTTATTTGATATAAACCAAGACGTTCTTGTTAAAGAAGTCCATTGTATTATAACAATAATATTTTTTGGGTCTACTTTTTGATTAAAAATTAAATCATTTACTTTATAAAATATTGACCTACAAATTGTTTTATTATCATTTGTTATAGCTGCATAGTTATGAAATTCTGCATCTTGTTGTTTACCATAAATTTTCCAAAGCCAATGAAACCAAGTATAGATGTCTTTTTCATCATGTTTCCATCTATCTTCTGATTTATTATATGGGTCTATGTTCGGTCTAAAATTGCTAGTAAAGGAACAACCACTTGTAACAATGTGAATTTTATTTTTCATATTTAAATATACAAATAATTTTTGAATTTAACAAATTATAATCTACTTTTATATTCTAAAATTGATTTAGTCAATCCTTCTTTTAAACTGGTTTGTGGTAAGATACCATATTTTTTTTGTTTATCTGCTCCTAAACATCTAATTGGGTCACCATTTGTTTTTGTAGAATCCCATGTAATAACTTTTGTTTTACCTGTAATTTCTTTATAACATTCAACAATAGTTTCAATTGTTTCTTTAATAGTCACTGCTTCTGCACATCCAAAATTAATAATA